TCTTTCAAGTCCTGTTGTCTTTATAGACGGCAGGGCTTTTATCTTAAACTCAATTTGATTCATATCTGAATTTTATTTAGTCAATCCAAGTAAGTCAAACGCCTCTTTCTTCGTTATCTCAATAAAGTTCTCGTCTTTCGGTTCATGTTTATCGTCCAAATGAACAACGACGGCATCACCTACTACCTCTAAGAAAGGTGTGTGGAACTCACCATAATAATCTATCCCTATCTCATCAAGAAGTCGAAAAGCTGAATAAGAATCGAGAGAATTAAGGAACTTCTGCATTTCCTTTCCGGCTTTCGTTCGTTTAGATGGATAGAACAAACCTTTGCGCTTGACATCTTCCTTCCACACAGCCAAGTCCACTTCTTCCGGATTAAGAAAATAGAAGCCTATCGGAATGGGAACTCTCCTTGCTCCTTGATCTGTAAAACCAGCAAACTTTTCATAAGCATAAGGAATATGCTGCCGAAGAAGCTCCTTGTTTTCTTCTTTGGTTTTAAGTTCCTTTTCACGCTACTCTACCATCTTTTGATAGATAGAGCTTTCTTTGTTTACTATTTTGTAGTACATATTCTTATTCCTTTCTAATTTGTTATAAATCACTTTTTTATTACAACTGCCATAGTGCTAACAGTTGTTCCACTTTCCTTGAATTCACCGGCTCCGATTTCAAAAACTTCTCCATGAACTTCTTCCAACCATTCCCGGAACTCAACACATTTCTTTTCAGACGCAAATTTCCAATGCCGGCTGGTTATAGCCGCAAGAGTTCCACCTTCTTCCAAGCGTTCATACATAAGTCTTACATGGTCAATATCCTGATTACCGGAAAATGGAGGATTAGCAATAATCTTAGTGTAATGCCCTACACTGTCTTTCGTAAAATCTTCATCAAGCAATATTACGTTATCAAGTGTATGAAGAAACTCTCTGTTTTCCGGCATCAGTTCATAACATTCAACTGTTACTGACGGACACGATCGATGAATCGCTTTTATCAAAGCACCACGTCCGGCACTTGGCTCCAACACCGTATCAACCTCATTTATTCCCCCGGCAAGCATTACCAGCCAGTCTGCAATATCAGCAGGTGTTTCAAAGAACTGAAAATCTTTTTGCAAATCGCATCGCTTACCTTCTTTCAAGATGGAGAACACACGTTCCGGATTAAAAGGAAATGTGAATCCCTGTATCTTACCTCCCTGCCATGAGCCGCCAGCTTCTTCTATCCATTTCTTTGCTTCAGCGTAGGATTTCTTATTGAATTGTACTTTCGGAAGTTTAAGAACACTATCCTCAAGAGTACAATGCTTCAGTATCTCTTCCACATTCCATTTCTTACCTTCATCAGCCTGGCTCTTCCTTTCATCAACCGGAGCGTCCGGCGCTAACAGTGAGGATATTTTCGTAATAACCATATTACTCGCATCCATAAAAGTATTAACACAGGAAAGCGCTTCCATAAGAAATTCAGTATCAACATATCCGGCAGCGTCATAAACATCTATGCCTTCAGTCATATCCGACAATTCATTGAGCTGGGCTACACTACCACGTAACGTTTTTATTAAAGTCTCTTTGTTGTTCATCATAACTTTTTTGTAAATAAATTCTTGTTGTATCTACACTACCATGACCAAGAAGGTCTGCTAATTGAATTACATCTTTGGTTTTCTTCAGGAACATTTTAGCAAAGAAGTGCCGGAAGGCGTGAGCGTGCATTTTTTTCGAATCGATACCACAATGTTTACCCCATACTTTCAGATGCTGTGAAAGACCTCTTTGAGTCAACGGCCCGAATCTCCCAACAGCAAGAGTACCGGACTTGCCTGTCTCCTTTATATAGTCCTTCACTTCCCTCTGCAATTGCTTCTGGAAAAAGAAACGCCGATACTTGTTCCCTTTCCCTTTCAAAACAACTTCGCCGATCGCTATATCCTCCCACGTGAATTGCTGAAACTCCGAGAGCCGAGCTCCTGTAGTACCCAATACCTTAATGAAGAAATAGTAATCCTTGTTGAGTTTAGTTTTCAGATACTCCAGTAACCTATTATATTCCTCTTCTGTCGGCACATTGTTTACATCCAACTTGCGTTTCATTTTAGGTCGTTTCAGTTCAATAGGTTTCTTCACCCATTTGGAGAACTTCTCAATGGCTGTAATACGTAATCGAATGGTAGCTGGAGAAAGTTTTTCCTCTTCAAGGCTTTTGATAAATCGCCTGCAATTGTCCATATTCAGTTCATTAGCGTATTCGAAGTACTGCTTAAGAGAAGTGTGATAGATATCAACTGTATGTAATGAATAATCATTATTATCAGTCAACCATATTATAAAATCATTAAGCAGTTTCTTATTCTTCTCTGAAATAACCTCAAGTTTCTCCAAAGGCTTTACAGCCTTTTCCCGTCGGCCATATCCGATTTTAAGATAAGACAATAAATCACAAACAGCCGCGCACATAAATGAATGGCGCACCATAACATCTGCATTTTTATGTTTATATTTCAAATAACCGCGACGATTGATTTCTTCGGAATTTTCAAGAAAATCAGTCACATATTTGATGTATTTCCCGATGCTGTCATAGCTCCTACCCGTCGTATACAGGTAGGATATGTAATCTACCAATATTTGTTTTCGTTTATCATCCATTTTTTTGATTTGAGAGTTAATACTTCTTCCCGTGCATCTTTTCACGGAGTTCGTTATACTTCATTTTCTGCTCGATGTGCCAAAGCAGGTCTATATCTAAGTGCTTGGCAAGCCCGAAGATTGATAGTATCATATCATTCACGGCTGTAGGTAAATCAAATATTCCGTCATACCTAACAGGAAGTGTAGAGATGGAATAGATTGATTCGGTGAAAGTTTCGTCTTTACAGGCTTCTGCCATATCTTCAATACAGTCATCAATATCTCCGTTGGCAAGTTCAAGGTTTATTCCTCGAAGTCCTGCAAGATCAAGCAAGCGGATAACAGCATCAGCTAATTCTTCTTCGATTGAACCTTTAATGGTTTCGTTATATGCAACTTCGTAACCGCGCTCTTTGGGAATGTCAGAATCCAATCCTTGACAAATGCGGCTGTTAGCAATCTTCTTATTATACCGATCAACATTAGCACGCCTTCCTTTTCTATCTGCTTCCACAGCTTCCATCAGTTCAGAAATCACAAGGCAAAGAAAATGATTGTTACTTAGCTCTTGATCGTGAAACCCATGTTCACAAGCTGTTTTATATGCTTTGTCTCTTAATTCATTTAAATTCATTTTACTCATCCTTGTAATGCTTAAATATATCTATCCAATTCCTTTTCTAATAATTCTCCATCTATTTCAGGAAACAGCCTCAGAACTAAATCCAAAGATTTGCAATAATTGTTACTGTATTCTTCAGTATCCATTAATCGAAGTACCATAGAACAAAAGATACTTTTTGTGTCTTTTAATTCGCCTTTCATCAGTAATTTTGACAGTTCGATAATTTGACCAGTAGGATTATGAAAACTTCCGTTTATATATTGAAAAATTAGTCTTCCTTCAAATTGGCATATTTCACAATCTAGTTCACAATCAATGTACTCTATTTTACCATTTATGAATTCACAATAAACACATTCACTATTAGAAGCAAATAAAATTGCAAAATCATAGATATCATCACTATTACCTACAATTATTGAAGTAGATTCAAGAGTTTCCGAAACACCATTATTCCACTTTGCATCTTCAATAAGTTCCCTCACATATTCTTGAACTCTTGTGATGTTCTGCTCTATTAAATCTTTTTTACTCATAATTTCAATTCAATTAAGTTCGATTATTTTTTTGCAATATTCTCCCAAAAAACAGCACCTTCAGGAGTATTATAAAAAGGGAATGAAATAGCTAGAAACCGATGAAAGCAGCAATCAACATCTAACAAATTGTTCATCCGTTCTTCATTTGTCATTGAGAAGTCAGGACACTCAATATTAAATGTCTCATTTGCTCTTTCTGTATTATATTTCCATTGATTGAAAATACCTAGTCTTTCTAATTTTTCTATTTTTTCATTCCTCTTCATATTGATTGACTTTTAATGCTTTACATCTATAAAGGTAATCGTTATTGACAAGTTTAGCAAACAGAATCTTCGCCATTTTAACGCCATTTTACCCGGTCTTTTTCTTCAACAAATCAAATATTATCCTCTCACCCTCTTTTAAACCATCAAGATAGCCTTTTGCATGTTCACCGGCATTATACACTATAAAAGAGAGGATCAACAAAAACAGTCCGAGCGAACGATGCCAGTATGGAAGTTGGACTGTGAACGGCTTGATTGTTATAGAAAAGTGTCCTACATATAGCAGGAACACAAACAAAATCACACATGAAATAATTGTTGTTTTCATATTAATCTGTAAATAAATTAAGTTGAGTTGTAAACTCGGGTTTATAAATTCTAAATTTACGGTTAAAGAAAGTCTCAAAGGCTGTTACAATTTCAGAGATGGTATTATCAGCAATTCCTAATAATTTATCATCGGCAACTATAAGAGATAAAGCCTTGTCAAGAGTCATTTTCTTCTCAATAAACAGGGAATACACCAAATATCTACGGGTATATTCCCCAGCCTTGAGTGACTCAACTTCTTCAGGAGTGGCCTTTCTCTTGTACAATACTTTATACCAATGTGTTTCAGCAGTACGAGCACGCTTTTGTCTCGGTAACAAGTCATAAAACACGGCAATTTCATTCTTTTGGATACACTTATGTTTTTTACGAACACCATACATCACATAAGGAGTGTTCCAATCAAGATGAGTCTTTCGATATTCAAGCTCCAGCTCTCGATCAATAAGATCTTGCTCAAAGTCTTGTTTCATTAACCATTCCTCGAACCAGGCAGCAAGTGCTTCTTCTCGATCATAATAATCTTTTCCATTTATACATAAGGGAATCATAATAACTCTTTCTATTGCATTTCACGTTTAAATCTTTCCTCTAAATCAAAAATGGTTTCTCCACTATTACGCCGATAGGGCCTATCGGTATTTAACTGAAGTTCTTTCAGCTTTTTCCAATACCATGGAAGGTACAAATACATATTCTTCAACTCCTTCAAGTTCTTATTTCCACAACACCAGCAACTCACACGATCAAGTAGCTCATATAGCCTTACTCCATCCTCATGCCAAACAAAGCCTTTTGTGTAACAATACTGGAGTGCATCTGCTTCAGTAATGCCCCAATCACGAAGTGGTAAAACCCGATTTGGTCGTTTTTCCTTTTCAAAGCGATGCATCTCATCGGCAGCAATACCGACATAATCAATTCCATCTTTTGTGTGAGCTTTCAACGCACGAAGTTTTTCACTCGTTCCCCACCGACATGTTCCCCCACACCAACTATATCCTTTTTTATGGATAATATTGGTCCCTCTTTTCTTAACCGGCCTTTCAAACATTGTCCAAAGAAAAGGTTGCTCCGGATGCAGTTCTGTATATTTAATGCCAAGTTTTTTAAGAATTGGAAGAACAGCATCACGAGTGTTATAGATTGCCTGAAATTCCATACCTGTATCATAGAAAACGACTTCATCCAACTGATATCCTTTATCTATTAGCATGAAAAGCATTGCCAAGGAATCCTTTCCAAAGCTGACTGAAGCATAATATTTCATACAAAAAATTTAATAGACAAGTCACTTTTTCTTCTTTGCCCTCTGATTATTAATCTGTGACATACACATACGGCACCAGGAAGTCAACAAATGATATTCCTTACCTTTTCTCACCACTATACGATTGTAGAACCGGTTCAAGTAGAAGTAATTTCCACAATGGGTACATCTTTTCATTTCACGTCCTGAATCATCTATAATCCGATTACGCGGCTTACGACGAATTAGAGTACAACTTTTACACTTCTCATCAGTTTCGCGGTGCCGCCGGCAATGTGATAAGGATTTTGCTCCACATTTAGCAAACACCTTACAATCTCTACGAGGTATTGATTGACACACATTCATGGCTTCCTCGCATTCAAGAATTTATTTACTACACGAGAAAGTACATCCTCATTCTCCGGCATCAGCCATTCTTTTGCAACGTTCCAAGCAATACTCATAGCAGGATTGAAGTTATCCTTCCTGACTGTGTGATGAGACAAACGTCCTTCAGTGGGCTTCAAACCCTTATCATGTAAGATACACAGTCCATTCTCGAAAAAAGCACAATACTCCTTACCAGCAACGGGCTGAATCATCGGAATAGCAATATTAATAACCCCTAAGAATATACCAGCAGCCCAGTTCGTCAGTGCTAACCTGTCGGCATAACCTGCATCAATAATTCGTTCAATATCATCAGGAGTACCTAAACATGGCGTATGACATTGTTGTTTACAAACACTGCATGAGCATTGTACAGGTACACGACCTGAAGCCCTCATTACCCTTTGTAATGAGGTTTCTTTTGATAATTCTCTCATAGTAAATTATTTGAGATACTACAGATTATTAAACATCGCCCCACAGCTTTACTGCAAGGTCATAATTCTTTTGAGCTTCGTTTACATCTTTCTTAGCATAAGTTAAAGTGTAAGAGTGCATACGTGGATACTTCCCAGATTTGACACCTGCATGATACTCCTTTGCGACTTCTAATTTATGCTCATAGAAATCTATGCTTTCAGGCATTGACAAATTTATGGTATTAGCTCTCTTATCCCAATATTCTGCTTTACTTTCGTGTTCTGCTGCTTTTTCGTCAAACTGAACACTTTTACCCATATTGTTCCAAGCATCGTCTATCGCTTTTCTATGTCGCTTTTCGCTATGATGTCCTACTTTTATAGGTTCACCAAGGGAAAGAAAATCTTTATCTTTGTTGGACTTATTATAGTATTCATTACTTCTCTGTACAGCAGATGCAGCCCATTTCCTACGACGTTCCGCTCGTCGCTTCGCCCATTCTTGAGCATTAAAGCCGTCAGCTCTAACAATGGAGTAATAGTAAAATCCATCTTTCTCGAAGATTAGATTAAATACTATACTTTCGTTCTCCTTACCGTACTTGGTGGTAACCTCAATAGTTTCACCTTTTTCATGCTTCTCATCACACTTTGCCAAAAATACATTTGGCGCAAATTTGTAATACGTGTTCATTTTCTTAATTAAATTGGTTTGACTTATATGAAAAATGAGAAACCACAGCTACTTAGCCGTGGTTTCATCATTAAATAACTTTGGTTGACTGGATTGAACCAAATCATCGAATAAACCAGGAACACGAGGTTGTAACGCCTTGTATTCTTCCCGAAAGAATTCTTCTTTGGTTCTCCCATGTTTTTTACCCTTTCGTGTATGTACATCGAAAGTGTAGTCTGGAATAGGAATAGGATAACGCCTGACATCATTTATCCACTTTTCTATATCAATATCCTTTCTATCATAAATGAAGTTTTGCAAATGATCCGCATCACGATTCTTTCTACATTCACAAAGGAGAATGACAGCTTTACTGACAAATATCCTCCCTTTGGGTTCAGTAGCAGTCTTGTTTACCAGCTCATGCCCCTGCCATAATGCTTCTATCTCTTTCGTAATGATTCCAAAGCAGTCTTCAGCACTAATGGTAAACAGACGCTTCCACACATAGTCGCGGTACCCACTCGCCCAAAGTTCCAATGCAAAAAAGCCGGCTACCCCGGTGTCGGCTCGCCTGATGGCTTTCTGCATTGCAGAACTCACCTCAAAGAAATCATATCCGCAAACTGTTCTTATAATCATAATTCTAATTTAATGGTTTGACTTTTAGTTCATTACATCAGTAAAATTAGCTAAAAAAGGCGAATATGACAAACAGAATGGACGCCATTTAAACGCCTTTTTTACAGACTATTAGAATTTGAATTTGCATGATATATTATATTGAACGAGCTGCTTTGTTTTGTCTTTCCCATTAGTGGTTGCACTCTTTAGCAAAATACTATCACCAAAATTCTTTTTGATAAAGAGGATAGATTTACGTTCCTCTTCCTGATTCCTTATAGAAGCAAGCCCACCAGCGTTTACAAAAGTGTTCTTTTGCTCAAAATTATACCGCAAATCGGTTAAAACCTTACGTTCTTTGTACTTCATGTAACAAGAAATCCAAAAATCTTCCTTCAAACGTATTTCCTCATTCCACCAAGTGTTTTTGTTATAGATTACTCCATAACTGCAACCGGTTATCATTTTCGAAAGAGAAAGAAAAGCGGATTCATCATACATTACCGGCGATATCCGAGCGGTGAAGCCAAACAGATGTACATCCATCATACTGGCCATCTCAAATAATGACTGAATGATATTGGTTATCTTATCTTTATCCTTTATCCGGCTAGGTTCTCCTTTTTCCACATAAATAGGTTTGCAGGCATGGACATCATCATCAAGCATGAAAAGTTCTCCAAAATGCTTTGCCATCCAGTTACGTTTCGGGATGAGGCCCATAACGTCGTCAGGATGAGTAACAATTTCACATTCCGGGTTAAATTGTTGATATAAGTCAGCTTGACTTTCAGCAACGCAAATGATAGGATCGTTCACCAACTTTTTAGCGAACACCCGGTCATGGCGTTTATGACTTGGTATTACTATCTTGCAGGGCATGGCGAACGTCTTTTATATCAATTACATTGGATTTACTTATTTTCCCGGTTTTGTACGACTTCATGTGCTGCATGTCCAGCCTTTCACGAAGCCAGTTGCTATCTACCTCATTACTTGAGGTGATGATAAACAACTCATGTTTTTCGTCATACTTTGGAATGAGAGGATAAATGGCTGTATCATCCGTGATGGCATCGAAGCGCTCTTTAAATTCATCCTCTTTCTTCTCCGGGGCAAATTCGATGCCCCAATCTTGGAGTTCCGCCTTATTCCACTCGTTTTCCATAACGTCCAAATCATTCTCACCAAAATTGACATTATCTTTAGTGGCATATTCCCTCAACTTCTTAACGGGGGTATCAGGTGCCAGAATTTTACAAGGCAGTTCTTTATAACCTAACTCCTTGCAAGCTCGCAAACGTAAATTACCACAAACAACAATATATCTGCCATCATTGTAGGGAAAAACTATAAGTTCTCGAAGCTCAAGCATCTCTGGCGAATCCTGAATGCTTTTCTTCATCGCTTCAAAGCGGTAATCACGAAAAAAACGTGGATTTTTCGGCAATCCCGTGAGCTGCCCCTTATTAAAATCAAGTAGGCAGACTTGAATAATCTCTGTCATAACTAACTATATTAAAATCAACAACACAAAATCAACAACACAAACAGTCAGTAACAACACCTAATCATTTTTTCTATCATCGAACTCTATCTTATCTTTGATAAGCTGTTCAATGTCCTCACAACCAAATCTTTTTAAATAGGCAACAAGGTAAATTATCATCTCGGCTGCTAATTCTTCATCTTCCGAATATTTAGGAAGATTATCACTCCTATATTTAGAAGCAATATCGAATTTTCTCCAAACGGCTTCAATTCTTATGCTAAACGCTTTTCTTGAGCTATGCTCATTCATCTTAAAGCGCTTCCTCATGATATTCAAGCATCTCTGGGCAAACCTATTCAATGTTATCATATCGATCGGGTTAAATTGTTAGACTATGAATAATCTCACACGATTCTATTAGGTTGGTCTCTGATGCGAAACCAATGAACATATTCTTTACCTATCAGCATACTAATTATTTATTTTGAGGGTCTGTTGTATCCAAATACTTCCTGTATTCCAATTCTGTTTTGGCAAGATTGATTACGGTATTAACCCCTTGGAAAACTTGTTTTGCTTGGCTCACTTTACTAGGATCTTCTTTCACATCCTTAATTTGTTGAAGAACCAAATTCCTCAAATCTTGTAAAATGGTAGGGTTCACTGTAGACACCTTATTCAACCGTTCATTTGCCAACACGACAACAGTATTTGTTATTGGCCGGAAACGGTTCAACTTGGAAGCCAAATCAAACATACTAAACACTAACACTTTGCCATTATTCAAGTATATCTCAACTTCGGTACCATCATCACCGGTACCGTCACAGTAATTGAGAATTACAACTTCTTCATTCTGATAAAGGAATGGTTTATTAACCATTTCTTTCAATCTATCTATTGCTCCATCAGTCATGATTCATTCTTTTTTGTTGCTTTATTAATTTGTCTATTCAAAGCTCCTTTTAGCTTGATTAGGTACTGAACATCTTCCGGATATCGGGCATACAAAGAATTCTCTTTTTTTAATTGTTCAGAACGACTAATCATGTAAAGGTTCTCAATGGAAACGTTTTGCCTATTGCCATCCTTAAACTGAATATTATAACCAGGGGGGATTTCTCCATTATGCTCAATCCATACAAGCCGATGTTTAAGTTCAAAGACATTCGGTTCGGCAGTTTTCACTTCAATGTAACCGTCACGAGTTATGCGTTCATAACCGACTGGTTTATGATTTTTTGGGATATGTCCTTTCTTAAATTGAGTAGCTTTCGTTTTTGCTAATTGTTCCTCTGACATATATTCCGTTTGCTTACGTCCCTTGTTCATCGGTTGGTGGCCTTTAGGAAAGAAGCTTTTAGAAGCGCATTGAAATTTAAATTCTTTAGATTTAAAGAGCCGTAATTTAAATGCAATTCCATTTACAGCAGAATAAGTGATACCTAATATCTGTGCTATTTCCTCATTAGTATGATTGGGATACAACTTTTTCAATTTATCAAGTCTCTCACTATTCCAAAACGAGATTCTCGGAGAGCGCCTAAGTTTTCGAATCAAGGCCTTTGTTTTAACAGCACTAAGTGTTTTATCAAGACGCCTAGCAAGTTCTTTTAAATCAGCAGTCGGGTACTCACTGTCAAGTATAGCAAGTTGTTCGTCAGTCCACGTTTTCATAAGTGCGTCAATAAAGAGAGGAAACCACTAGGCTTCCTCTGTGTTATCGTTATTTAGTTCTTTCAGTCTTTCTTTGAGCTTCTTTTCTTTCTTATCATATGAATCCGCAAGTTTCTTAGAGAGTGCTTTGAAATCATCCGGATATTGTTCTGCAAAAAGGATTTTCTGACACTTTTGCAAATAGGAGTAGAAATTCACATTATTCGATGATAAGCATTCAGCAATAAAGGCTCTATACCATTGGTGTCGGTCAGCTTGGTTGTTCTTGACATAATTTACAAAATCACTCTCACCATTCCATTTTTTCAAATTCAGTTTTTCAAGATAAGTACTGCTACAACCGCTAAGAACCAGCACATCAAAAACAAGTTGTTCATTTTCAGAGAATTCTTTTGTTCTCTGATAATATGTTTTCTCTTGCGCCCACTTGCGCATTTCTTCAGCAGACTTCTCCTTGACTATATCCTTCGCTCTTTTTAATTGGGCGTTTATTTTTTCCCTTTCTATCTCTTTTAGATCGGCAACGGCGGAAGTAGAGGAAGCCGTTTCTTTTCTAACATAATAGAAACTAACGTTAAATTCGGGAGAATAATGTCCAAAAAATGAAAGACAACGATAAACTTCTCCATCTTCAAGCATTTTCAAAGTGCGTTCATCATCTTCTGAATACCAGCACTTACATCTAAAGATTTCATCAGGATCAACTATTTCAAATCCAAGTTGTTTAACAGCTTCCAAAGTTTTTTCATAGAAAACCTTTCTATCTTCTCCCCAATATGTATCGGGACGTCTAGCGATAATTATTGTTTTTCCAAATGAAAGAGGTTCGCCAACTTTAACAAGATGTTCATATTCTAGTTGAATTTTCCGCGTCACATAAGCAATCTGTTTTTTCTCATAGCAAGCAGCATTGATACATCTAGCATCCTTACTATTCATTTCATAGAACAAACAACCATGATTACACGTATTATTCTCACATTGAGAACATGATTTAATATCAGTATTTTCCCAATTATCGGAATCATCTTTAATCCAAGGTGCGTTACCAAGCTCCATGAAAGAATTACTCACAAATTCTCGAATCATAGCAGTAGTACATTGTTCTTCCTCCTCCTCATGAAACTCTTTTTGAGTATCTTCATCCAATTTAGAAAGAATCATAGCACCGGACAATGGTATATCTCCATTTCTTACCCGCTCTTTTAGTTCAGGAATAAGAGAATTTAATTTAATACGGTCAAAAACAAACCGGGTAGACTTTCCTATTTTAAGAGCGATATCTTCCAAAGTTCGTCCTTTTTCAGCCAACTGCGCAAAGGCAAAAGCTTCTTCGATGGGATCAACATCTTTTCTTTGAAGATTCTCGGTAATCATCGCTTCAAAAGCCTCATCATCTGTCATTTCTCTGACAATGCAGGATATTGTCTGAAATTTTTCCGACTTTTTTCGATGGGCTTTGATTTTTGCAACATTCGCTTCATCTTCCTTTGCTTTCAAAAGTGACACAGCCCGGAAACGACGCTCACCGCAAACAATTTCGTATGTGTAAGGTAATGGGGTAACATCTCCGGTTTCTAGGTTAGTCATCTCCTCGGATTTAGCAACTCTGACAGTGATAGGTTGCAATAAACCTTGCTTTTCAATGTTGCTTGCAAGCTCTTCAAGAGCTGCTTCATCAAAAGTCTTTCTCGGATTCAAAGGAGAAGGACTGATAAGGTCAATTCTAATGTTTTGTACTTCCATAATTTAATTATATTGGTTTGACTTTTAATTCATTACATCAGTAAAGTTATCGTAAAATGACAAGTTATGCAAACAGAAACTTCGCCATTTTAACGCCATTTTCATGCGGGCTTATTACGTATTTGAATGAAGCCACGTTTTTCCGTTTCCCGAAGCAATTCCATATCTTCCTCACGGATATAACAATCCGTTTCACCATTAACAGTTGTGTGATTAGGAATACCAAAACGCTCCCGTATTCTTCTTTTCACTTCAGGAATATCTTCAAGTTTGATATGCCTAGTGTTCCAGTAAATTGTCACCTTCTGCTTCTTGTTTGCCATTTTCTCTTTTGTTTAGATAAGAGATTATTTCATTTGAGAGACTTAACGCTTTAGCAGCTTCTTCATCTCCTTGCTCAACTCTAAGTTTGAGTTCGTTCCGGTATTCTTCATACGACAAGCCACTTGTAAAACTCGTTTCCCCTGACAATTTAGCCTTATGAGTATTCCATGACTGATTATCAGCAACAGCACAACGTTCTTTGTTGTATTCACGAAGCCATCCCATAATGATAGAACCATCAATACGATTGTAATTTTCACCATATTTCATTTTCATTGCATTCTTGAAACACAGTTTAAAATCATCAGTTTTCATATAGGGATATTCTTCAATGATTAAATCTACTGTAGTAGCAACTTGGGTAGCAGACATTGTATTACTAACATTGAAAAACTCCAAGGCATCAGCTATCAATATGACCAGCACTGCTCTAGCCTGTGGTTCACCAAACTTTCTTATGATAGTGCCAATAGAAGGTTCATCACTTTGAAATACATCTTCAACCTTCTTTGGACATAGAGCTTTGCAGTAGTTCTTCGGCGAGGTCCGTAAGACTGCTAACCGATTCTCTTCTTGTGGCCGCAGTATCAGTTCGTTTTCCATTATAGTTACCTTCTAAAATATTTGTAAATTTTGTAGGCAAGAATATCCAGTCAAAAGTGCACCTCCAATTTTTATCGTTTTGTCCAAGCAAGAAAGGACTGTCTAAAACCAATTGGAACACATCGAATATAGCTTGCTTCCCGTATTGTGCGACACGTGCTTTAATAGCTTTCTTTCGTTTTGCATCTATGGACTTTATAGCAGGAAGTTTACCTTTAAACGTGGAATTAAAATAATCCATTAGCCCACCCCAATCAATCTTTTCCTCGGGGAACAAAGAAAGCTCGTCTTTCTTTGATTCTCCTTTAGGAGAAGTTTCTTTCTTTTTTAAATGAGAATCATTATCATCTACATAATCATTATCATATTCATTATCATTATCGGGTTTTGTGGGTTCTTTTGGGTTTCCAAATAACCCAGTGAGTTTTGTGGGTTCTTTGGGTTCTTTTGGGTTTTCACTTTTCGGACGTCCCCCCTTAGAACCATTGCTCTTATTCCTTTCCACAATAGACATATACTTTTCAGTATCCCTGTCTATATCTATCTTTATAAAGTTGAAAGCAATATTTGCCATAGGTTTCAACCCCCGAAGATTTCCCGTTGTCGCATACTCAATTATGCTTTCGTAAATCTCCAGCCTGACATCATCCGGCAAATCCTTGATTGCTTCTCTCCACCCTTTATAAAAGATGAATGAATTTCTTTCCATATTTTAAGGGATTATACTCCGATTAGTAATAAAACTCACAGACCTTTTGCTTCCTTCAGTTTTTTCGCTTCTTCCTTGTAATGAGTAATCAGCTTTTCTAATTGAAAGTCACTAAATTGCTTAGTAACATTTTTCTTGGCTTCCAGGATCAGCACATTTCGTTCACCATACTTGGCAACTAGACGTCTGCGATAATCCTGAATATTTCCTTCCATGAAGCGGTTACAATGTGAACATTGAGCATTGCAGTTCATTTCATCAAAGCGAGTACTCATGTGTTGGCGGTTGATGTAATGACCGCAATCTGCTTTATTGAAAGGCTTTATTTTACCACATGAAATACACTGAAAATATCCATTAGGCATCGTATCACGATAACGGATGAATAAACTAAATATCCTGTCTAGTTTATCGACAAGATCAGGTTTCTTCTTGACCTTAACACCTTCTACCTCGAAAAGAGGCTTTTTCTTTTCTTTCTTCTTGTAATTTCTCCACATGATAATTAAAATACTACATTGGTTAATTGACGGCCACGACTCATTATACACCATTTTCCCTTTTCAGGCTGTTCTATGCGTAACTCTTCAACACGCCCAAAACGCCGGAAATTCCCACTCAAATCAACAACCCAACCCTCTTTACCTTGGCAGGGACGAATAACACGACCGACCATTTGATAATAGAGGGAAAGGGATTTGGTTGGACGTGCAAGAACAATCGTATCAAGCTCCGGATAATCGAATCCGGTTGTAAGTACTCCGACATTAGCAACAACTTTTATTCTTCCATCTTTAAAACCTTTCAGAATTCGTGCCCTTTCTTCCTTTGGAGTAGAACCGCTAACGATCGCACAATTAGGAATTTCGGAAGCCAGTTTTTCAGCTTCACGAATAAACCTCGTGAATATTAAAATACCTTTGCGTGGTATGCCCGATTTGGGGTTCAACAGACGTTTTGTCCATCCAACTATATCTTTGTATATGTCCACACGTTCAAACTCTTGCAGAAGACTTTTTTCATCGTAATCTGCACCAGTAGAATTAGTCCTGACTCTACTTAAATCCAACTTTGTAATATCATAGTATTTCAAACTTGCGAGAAATCCTTTAGCAAGTAGTTCACTCACCTGACAGTGATAAATAACATCAGTGAAAACCTTTGGCCGGGTACGAGTTATAAATTTAAGCATAGCACCACCTCTTCCTGAACATAATCTGTAAGGAGTCGCTGTCAGCCCAATAACTTTCCTTTGCTCATCTTCAAAGAATTCCTTATACATTCCTTTCTCCGGATTCACTAAATGACATTCATCAATCAGAACGTGCTTGAAATGTTTGAAGAAACTCATATGTTTCATCACACTACCAATCATAGCAAACGTAATACGATTGATATCCTTTCTTCCGGCAGAAGCTGAATAAACTCCACAATCGAATATGCCGTATGATTGAAGTTTCGCAAAATTTTGTTCGAGTATTTCCTTGCTAGGCTGGAACACTATCAGCGGCCCGTCTATCCGTGCAGCTATATTGGCAATGACAAGGGACTTCCCGGCACCAGTGGGAAGAACTATCACGTAGTTTTTCTTTTCCTTGGATTTAAAAACGCTGACCGCTGCATCACTAGCACTTTTTTGGTAGTCTCTTAACTGGTATGTCATAATTTGATGTGATATTTATGAACTTTCGAATGACAGTCACCACAAAGGGTAACGAGACAATCAAGATGTTCAAGCTCATGACCAACGATTGATTTTCCGTTAACCCTGTATGTTTTGTGGTGAATCTCTAAATTAAAGTCTTTACCGCACATCTGGCATTTATGTCCGTCCCTAATACGAACTTTACGCTTGGCTTCTTCCCAATCTGGATTATTCACAAGCCGCTTCACATAGTTGGACTTCCTGCCTTTTTTGTGCTGCAATCTACTCATCGTCTTCCGGTTCTTCTTCAGGAAGTTTATCGGACAGGTCTTCTTCGAACTTGTCCCCATAATCTTCTGTATCATCAATAGGACGTTCTACTTCAGGATATTCAATACCAAACAAATCAAGCATCGCTTTTCTGTTTCGATCTTCCTGTGCCCAAAGAGAACGTTTGTCCCAATCAGGAATTTTTTCAGCTTTCACAAGCTTAAACTCACCGTTCACCCATGAATAATACAGGAAATATCCATCAAGAGCAAACCGGATCGTATTCTTACTTGAAAGATGATACTCCCTCGTCCCCTTTTTGACCTCGGCAGCCAGGTCTTTAATTTCAGTCTTAATAGAAGCTAACCTGTCTTGTGCATCACTCTTAATTTTCTTCGCACGTTCAATGGCTTCCAACAGTTCACGTTCGCGTTTGGGGACCTCATTCTCTTGCTTGATGCAATACTCTTCACGAATTTCGGAAATCTCAAATTCATCCAGTAAACGTTGTGTCACCTCACTTTCAGGGAATGTAGCATTGAAATGCTCATTCACCAACTTTATCAATTCATCTACATTCGTAGAACCCTGAAATAAAACAGGGGGAAATTTTTCCCGAATAGAATCGGGAACTACAAACTCGATTGTCTCGGGTTCGTAGTTTCTCAAATTTGCAATCATAAATTATAAAAGGATTAATTAGTACCGGTTTTGGTACTCATGAATAAAATCTAAGTAATGCTGGTCTTCAGGCAATGGAAGTGTAATACCAAACTCGGTGGCCGCATCTATTTTCACGCTTTCCATGAAATTATGCATCTCTAAAGTATTAAGTTTACTTGTTCCTCGCACAATAGTTTCCACCTTACCATTCACATGAACCTGTTTCACAAGAAACTTCTTACAATACAAGTCATGTATATCCTGAACTCCAGCAGCAGTGCTCCAATACTCTTCACCTGTGTATTCACGCAAACAGGCACCAATACACTGAAACCATTTCCACATGAGAGCATTTTGATTTAATGTTCTCGGCTGTGTTTTTTTCTTAATGGTTACAGTGTATTCTCCATTACGAAGTGTGCTGCACATGAACTCGAAAGACTTATCCATTTGGATTTTGCCATCTTTCTTCGTCAATGTTGCTTCCATAACCTATCAGAATGGCAAATCGTCCTTGGTCGGTGGTAGCGGTGGCGGGCACTCATTCACCGCACTTCGAGTCTGATTATTGGTGTGTTCCGGAAGAGGTGGCGGTGGTGGCGCTTGTTGAGGCTTAACAGAAAGCATCTCCATATTATCAACAAAAAGTTCTGTAATATACCGTTTAATTCCTCTGCTATCATCATAACTCCGAGTTCTTATCTTTCCTTCCAGATACAACTTGTCTCCCTTATGGACATACTTCTCAACAACATCGGCAAGACCACGCCAAACAACAATATTATGCCATTCAGTTCTTTCAGGAACCTGTGTTCCATTGGCAAGGGTATAGCCTTTTTCAGTGGTGGCAAAGGAGAAAGTGACCACTTTAGAACCAGCTTCCAAAATTCTAATATCGGGGTCTTTGCCAACGTGCCCGATAAGCATCAATTTGTTTAAACTCATGATTTATCCTCCCTTATTGTTACACGGATACTATCAGCTTTAGGAACTGTTTTGATATACTTAGAATATAATTCCGGATGGTCAGCCTGAAACTTTTTAGTATCAAAATTGTCACTCGTAGAAGCGGGTGTATAACTAACTCGCAATCTTCCGGCATCCCATGACTTGACACCATTCTCACGCATAGCAGTTTTCAATTTTGCTTTATAATCTTTCTGAATCTTGGTTAGATCTGCAAGTTCTTCCTCAATCCCGATTATAGTATTTACAAGCTGCATTGGAATAAGTAACTTGTCATCATCAGGGGCAGGAACGGGAAGATCGGATAGATATTGCTCACCCTTCTTCTCGCATTCCATTAACTTCTTGACTTCTTTATCAGGCTTACGAGGAATTACAACCAATTCATGTTTATCACCACGTACCCAAATGCCGAACAATTTATCAACTTTGAGTAATGGATTTTGGAGTTCAAACAGATAAGCATAGATTGACAACTGCCAACTTAAATACTCCTTATCAAGATGCAGCGTAGTTTTAATGTCAACAAGACTAATTCTACCGACTTTCTCCCAAACGCAATCTATATTTGATGCAAAGTATTCGTTATCAGAAACGGTATATTCATTGGCAAGCGCCTTATATCCGGCATTTACCCTCATTCTGATGTAATTCTCTGCTTCAATACTTTCAGGCGGTAAGCCTGTTGCATCAGCAAACTGGCATTGAGCATGAATAAGGCTACCCTTCTCAGCAGCTCTCTTCAATACAAAATCCGGGACATCTTTATATTTGTCAGGGAACAACTGCCGGCTAATCATACCGGTTATACCTTGCAACTGTTTTTCACCGAGCATATAAGTGTGGTTTTCCTCATTGAAAACCACACTGGATTTCACTAATTCTATCATTATTATCAATTTCTAGGGGGATACGTTTTCTGCATGTCAATAGTTATGTTTCTGAACTCCTTATTATTGTGAAGTTCAGGATGCTCTGCCCAAACTCTTTCAAGCTCTTCGCGGCTTTTAACACCAGTCATTTGTTTAATTGCACGATCCAGGTCTACACCAGTATATACTTTGCCCGAAGCATTTGAAGCAGAAACATTAGGAGCATATACTTTTTCCTTCGTATTACCATAAGCAAAACGAACACGGTTTTTATTGTCCACAATAACAAGTAGAATAATCTCCTTTTGCTCGTTATAGCCAATCTCTTTCACACTGAATTTAGTATATAGAGCAGGAGAACCTGTTTTGCTCTGATATACTTCATTTTTCTCAAGTGGAACCCAAATGAAAGGACCCGTATAAAGTTCACGCCCAATTCCCCAGTTAAATCCTGCACGTTTAAAGGCGTCCGAAGCCTGCCCTTTCTCTTTTTCTGTGCTGGATTCTGTCCCAACATCCTGTTTACTCACCCATTCCTTCTTTTCATTATCCCAAATGGACAACGTACAGAATAGATTCCCATTAACGACATCATGGTGCCGTTTCCAGTTCATTTCTCCGAACACTTCATCGAGTATTCTCATGTCTACTCGAGCATCCTTGTATAATAGCAAGGAGCAGCCCGAACCGTCCGGTTTCATAGTACCAACTCTACATTCAATTTCAGAAGCTAGAAGCGGTCTAATAGAGTTTTTCTTCTTCTCTTCATTCTGAACCGTTGATACAGTGTTTTTTCTCGCTGTCATAATTCTAATTTAATGGTTTGACTTTTAGTTTATTACATCAGTAAAGTTATCGTAAAATGACAAGTTATGCAAACAGAAACTTCGCCATTTTAACGCCATTTTCAGGTAGTAAAAACTGCCTGTACGATATTGTACAGGCAGAAAAATAAGAAAATGAATAATCCAATGTACCTTATGGAACGGCTACGCTTTGAAGGGTGTACGGCTCCCTGATTTATACATAATGTAAATGCTAGTGGACGGAACCGGAGTCGAACCGGTCTCACGGAATATTGGTGCACCTCACCGCAGTTTCAACCAACGATATACATATCCGCCCGATTAATTAAAAAGGTGCACTATCTTCACAGACCATACACCCCAATCACAAACACAAAACAAAACTCATGAACTACTATAATTTAATTAGGATCAGAAGGGTGAATGGCGTGGGGATCGAACCCACATCACGCATATCTGCGTATGCTGCCAATTACACCAGCCATCCGTTTTAAGTGAACTATTCTCACGAACCATTCACCTAGAACACAAACACAAAATAAAACACGACATTAACTATTAAATAGCACTCTCACGAGCTTCTTGCTTCCGGATAGCCGTTCAAAGCACACCGGAAAAGTATAGAACAATTAAAACTCAAATAACAGGGGCTTTAACCCTACAGCGTCCTTTTCGCTGGCAACATTAGTTAAACATAAAAAGAAAAATTCTCTGTGAAGGAACCCGGACTCGAACCGGGATGATAGATTACCTATGTATGACTTTCTTCAATCTATCTGCATACTTGCGTTTACCAATTCCGCCATTCCTTCAGGTCGTAGCCAGACGCTTCCGGCTACATTGATTGTATATATAATGCAAATATATTTTCACCCTCACGGGTTACTTAACTCTGATTGAGTTGAGCCGGGAAACGGATTCGAACCGCTGACCTCATGTAGAAACATGCGCTCTAACCAACTGGGCTATCCCGGCAGATGCCCGGCGAACCGGGCTAAATAAACATGACAAATACTAAAATTAAGCAATGCAGACCTTCACAGGCTATCTTTATTTTGTTTCCTATCTTCGTAGTATCGAAAACAGATATAATTCACTGATACGACAGTCACCAATACAAAAGCAGCAATAAATTCTTTCTTGCTAACTTCAATGCTATCTATAAGATACAGTGTTGTCCATAAGGCAATGAACATCATGGCATACTGTATCACTTTAATCTTTTTCATTTCTTCCGTTTTTTAGATTTAACTTTCCTTCCCGCACATCGGCAATGAAGTAATACTTGAGCAGCATTACAATGCCACTTGCCGTTTTGAACATTAGTGGGCTTATCACTTTCAATCTTACCCGCTTCTATAAGATTCATCAATTTCTTTTCCCCACCCACATAATACGCAGACTTATCTTTTCCAAACGTTTCTGTAGAAAACAGACGGAGAATATTATCTAGCAATATTTCAGCCATTTCACCTCTGATCATCTCAACAAGCAAGGTAGTTATGCAATTCTGGTTACTATAAACTGCATATTTTTTACATCTGACTTTGTTTTCCAAGCCATTCCTTCAGCTTTTTCTTTATAAAGCCGAGCATTCAATGTATTAGTTACAGACGGTTTCTGAACGATAGGAAATACTTCTATTGCACCAACATCCATACTCCGTAATACATCAATTACGTTACGTCTCTGAATATCCTTTTCCATACAATCTAATTTTAAATTAAACATTGAAGCGATGAACGGATTCGAACCGCCGACCTCTGCTTGTGGTGCTCTTCCATTAAGCTAAGAGTATTTCTTGAGAGACTCGAACTCTCAACCATCCACCACACACAGCGCTCTAACCTGCCTGAGCTACATCACCTTTATATACATAAAGCAAATACCTCGATTTGCCGACAAACGTCTAACTGATTTAGTTTTACAACGATACGGCTTGACCATTAACCACAGCATTATATCGTTGAGAAGCCCGCCTACGTCAGTAATCCCTTTCGGCACGTGTCGGCTTCCAAAACACCATTTTACCAATATGTCAAAGAACTCTTCTCTGTTGTTCCCAGTCTCCCTTCAAGGGCAGGCTCAAAGACCGGACTGGGTACCGGATAACCGGCGGTTTGGTTTGACTTTAGTGAGGGTTAGAGAATACTTTGGTTGTTCTTCAAAACTATGTCCATTAAGTTTCGTTGCGATTCAATAAATTTCTTCAAATCATCACATTGGGAAACTTTCTCTCTATAAAATCCACGTTCTGATTCTAAATCTCGTTTGAGTTTTTCATTTTCACCTCTCAAAGAGCTGATCAACGCGTCTCGTTCTTCAATCACAGCTTCATATTTGTCTCGCTGTATTTCTAGTTCGGTTCTTTTATCCATTGTTGTATAATTTGATTAATCTCCGACGTAATGTGCACCGTAATGAGTACTATTTGGGTTGTAGTAAGCGGAAGCGGGAATATTAAGGTTATTATATTCCTTGCTAGGTGTAGCTTTGGCAGTCTTGCTCATAGCTTCATGTCTTTCAGCTAAAAATTTATCAGTTCTTGATTTCACTGCTTCCGGTGAGAAACTTTCTTGGAGTTTTGCGAAGCTCCATGCAGATTTTAAACACTCTGAAAATGTTTTTCCACCCTTCTTGTAATTGCGGTGTGCAGACTTCATTATTTGTGATAAATTGTAGCTCATAATCGTTATTTTTTAATTGGTTTTATCAATCATTTTTTGTATGTTTGTATGATTGATTGATTTATGATGCAAATATAATCGCATTTGCGTTATTTTAAAAACAAAAAACTTTTTATTTTATCGCATTTGCGTTTTATTAACTTTTGATTGATTGGATTTATGACAAATAACAACACTATTAATGGAAGAATTAGAGAAATAATTCTGTCTGCCGGCATTACAGATAGCGCATTTGCGAAAAGAATTGGTGTAACACAATCTGTAATAGCATCAATGTTTCAACGTGGAACAGAACCTTCCGCTAAGGTATTAACTTCAATTCTACTAACCTATGAAGATATTTCTGCTGAGTGGTTACTTCGCGGAAAAGGTCAAATGCTACTTTCAGAAGTAACACCTGACCCAAACATAGAACAAATGAAACGCTTGGTAGATACGATCACTACCTTGCAAGGTATAATCACCGAACAAACTAAAACGAATCAGTTACTCACAGAAGAACTTAAAAAAGCCAAAGGAGAACTGACTATGTTGAAAAATGAACGAAATGTAGGATAAACTTATATACGTATGAAAAAAAAAATTTTAATACTATCCTTCTTATTTGTGCTTATATTTAATTCATGCTCTGATGACAGTATTAATTTAGCAGGAACAACATGGACTTCTGTAAAAGACTGGTACGGAAAAACTCGATTGTCTTTTGAAGAAGGCACTCCTTATTTAAGATCTTTTTTTGCTATATCTTTTGACTTGAAATCTTTCACAATATATAATGTTGCAGATGATAATGAGGATTTAGAATATGAATGGAAAGAAACGGTATCAGGTAAATACTCTATAAACGACAATATTGTGAATCT